CACATCAGACGACCGATACAAGCTGCTTGAGGTTCAGGTAAATCTGGACATCCCCGGACTTGAGCATGAAGACGAAGACGGACCCACTGGATTAGCACTACCGTACCTCGTTACTATCGAGAAAGGTAGCAACAAGTGTCTTGCCATTCGCAGGAACTGGGAAGAAGATGATGAGACACATAAGAAACGCCAGCATTTTGTTCATTATGGATACATTCCGGGCTTTGGATTTTATTGCTTTGGCCTTATTCATCTCATTGGGGCTTTTGCCAAGTCTGGCACTTCTATCATTCGGCAACTGGTTGACGCCGGAACTCTTGCTAATCTGCCCGGAGGCTTTAAAACAAGAGGAATGCGGGTCAAAGGCGACGATACCCCCATTGCCCCAGCAGAGTTCCGAGATGTAGATGTTCCTTCGGGGGCAATCAAAGACAACTTGATGCTCCTGCCATACAAGGAGCCAAGCCAAGTCCTTCTTACGCTGCTCACCCAAATTGTTGAGGACGGTCGCCGGTTTGCCAACACAGCAGACCTTCAGGCTTCGGACATGTCTGCCAATGCACCCGTTGGTACAACGCTTGCAATCCTAGAGCGTACTCTAAAAGTAATGAGCGCGGTGCAAGCCCGTATCCATTACTCGATGAAGCAAGAGCTTCGTTTGCTCAAAACGATTATTGCTGACTATACGCCCGAGGAGTATGAGTACCAGCCCGCAGAAGGCGACAGGAAAGCGAAGAAGTCTGACTACGCTATGGTGGATGTTATCCCCGTATCAGACCCCAACGCCGCAACGCTTTCTCAAAAGGTTGTTCAGTATCAAGCAGTCATGCAACTGGCTCAACAGGCACCACAGTTGTATGACCTTGCCTATCTTCACAGGCAAATGCTTGAGGTTCTGAGTATTCCAAATGCATCCAAGCTGGTTGCATTGGAAGATGACCAGAAACCAATGGACCCAATGTCTGAAAACATTCAGGCAATGAAGGGTAAACCCCTAAAGGCGTTCATCTATCAGGACCAAGACGCCCATATTGCAGCGCACCAAGCGTTTATGCAAAACCCGGTTGTTATGCAAACGATTGGTCAAAACCCGCAAGCCAACTTGATTATGGCTTCTCTACAAGCGCACATTGCAGACCATTTAGGGTTCTCTTACAGAGCCAAGTTAGAGAAACAAATGGGCGTTACGATGCCCGCTCCAGAGAAAGAGCTTCCAAAAGAGCTTGAAGTGGAGCTTTCCAAGCTTATTGCTGTTGCATCGCAGCAATTGCTTCAATCAGACAAGGCTCAAGCCGCGCAGCAGCAAGCTCAACAGCAAGCTCAAGACCCTCTTATCCAAATGCAACAGCAGGAACTCCAGATTAAACAGCAAGAAATCCAAAGGAAAGCAGCAAAAGACCAAGTTGATGCTCAAATGAAAGGGCAGCAGCTTCAGATTGAGCAGCAAAGAATCCAGCAGCAAGCTCAAACAGATGCAATGCGTATCCAAGCGCAAAAAGAACAGGCTCAGTCTCGTAATGAGCATGACCATGACCTAGAAAGAACCCGTTTAGGGGTACAAACCGCAATCGAACAAGCTAGATTACGCAAAGGTCAGCAATGATTGATAAGTACCTACATCTTCTGATTAAACAGATAGACGACAGAATTGAACTTCTGCGTGAGGCAACCGGAAACGGTTCGCCTAAAGACTACGCAGAGTACAAAGAGATGGTTGGTGTGATTAAAGGTCTGCACACTGCCCGTTTAAATGTAACAGACCTACTTGATAAACTTGAGGATTTAGATGAGTAAATTGATATTGGCTACTGAAAACGGTGAAGTACCTGAAAACGCCGAAGACAAGGCCAAACAACTCCCCCAACCAGCCGGGTATCACATCCTTTGTGCAGTCCCAGAGGTAGAAGAGGAGTTTGAAAACGGTCTAATCAAGTCCTCGCAGACTGTTTACACCGAAGAAATGCTAACCACAGTGCTTTTTGTGGTTGCTTTGGGTCCAGATGCATACAAAGACCCCAAGAAGTTCCCTTCTGGCCCTTGGTGCAAGCAAGGAGACTTTGTTCTAGTACGTCCAAACGCAGGTTCTAGGCTGGTAATCCACGGCAAAGACTTCCGTTTGATTAATGACGACACCATTGAGGCCGTAGTCTTGGACCCTCGCGGAATCAAACGTAAATAAGGAGCCAAACATGGCTGAATTTGAAAAGGAAGAGTTTAAATTTCCCGATGAAGTCGAAGAAACGTCTGCAAAAGCGGATGAAGACGACGGTTTTGAGGTAGAAATTGAAGATGACACCCCGGAAGCAGACAAAAACCGGGAGCCTTTGCCTAAAAAAGTGGCAGAAGACCTCTATAACGATGAGTTAGAAGACTATTCGGCCAAAGTAAAGGGCAAACTTGTAGCTCTAAAGAGGCTTGCACACGACGAAAGACGCGAAAAAGAGCGTGTTTTGCGTGAAAACCAAGAGGCTACAAGCCTTGCAAAGCGCCTATTTGAAGAGAATAAACGCCTTAAAACGTCCCTAAATGACACTGAAAAGGTCACTCATTCCACCGTTTCAAGGGCAATTGAGCTTGAATTAGACGGCGCAAAGAGGGCATACAAAGAGGCATATGAGTCTGGTGATACAGACAAAATCCTTGAAGCCCAATTGGAATTGAATAGACTTTCCAATGATAATGAAAGAGTTAAAAGCTATAGGCCAGCCCCTTTACAAGAGGAAGAGTTTCATGTTCCAATAGAGGAACAGAGGCCAAAGGTTGACCAAACCGCAGTTCGCTGGCAAAAACAGAATCAGTGGTTTGGTCAGGATAAGGTGATGACGGGCATGGCTCTGGCCGTACACGAAGCACTGAAAGACGAAGGCGTTGTCGTGGCTTCTGACGAATACTACAAACGCATTGACCAAACAATGCGACAGAGGTTCCCTGAGAAGTTTCCCAAGGCATCTCCCAAAAGCTCGATTGTGGCTCCCGCAACTCGTAGCACATCGTCCAAGCGTGTTGTTTTGAAGACATCTCAACAAAACATCGCAAAGAAACTTGGATTGACCAATGAGCAATACGCTCGCGAAGTTCTAAAACTGGAGTCATAAAATGGCTGACCGTACACCCCGCAATCTCGAAACCCGCGACCTTGAAATCCGTCCCACAACGTGGCGTCAGCCAGAGTTGTTGCCGGAACCGGACAAACAGGCAGGGTACACATATCGTTGGATTCGCGTTTCAATGCTTAACAGTTCGGACCCACGCAACATTTCTTCAAAACTGAGGGAAGGCTGGGAACCAGTTAAAGTTGAAGAGCAACCTAGATTTCGACTGTTTGTTGACCCAGATAGCCGATTCAAGGACAACATTGAAATTGGTGGTCTATTGCTTTGTAAGATTCCTACTGAGTTTATGGAACAACGTGCCGCTTACCACGACGAAATTTCCCGTAAACAAGTTGAGTCTGTAGACAATACGCTTATGCGTCAAAGCGACCCGCGCATGCCTCTGTTCCAAGAACGGCGCAGTTCGGTTAGTTTTGGCAAAGGTACTTAATCTTCTTGGAGCTTTAAATGGCTTATCCTGTTGTTTCGGCCCCTTACGGGCTAAAGCCAATCAATTTGATTGGTGGGCAGGTGTTTGCGGGTTCTACTCGCGAACTACCTATTCAATATGGCTACGCTACTGGTATCTTCTACGGCGACGTAGTTGGTATGGTTCGTGGCTTTGCTACTCGCTTGGTCACCACGACCGGCGCAGGTACTGCTACTGGCGGTCCCGGCTCTGGCATGGTCGGCGTGTTCCTCGGCTGTTCCTTCACCAACCCGGTGACGAAACAGAAGACCTTCTCGCAATACTGGCCAGCAAGCACGTTGGCTGGCGACGCAGTTGCAATCGTTTGTGACGACCCTGACACCGTGTTTAAAGCGGTTATGGTTTCGGGTACTACCGTGGTTGCTTCTGGAAACTTGGCGCTGGTTGGTCAGAACCTGCAAGGTGTGGATAACACCGGTAGCGTTACCACCGGTAACTCGGCAAATGCTTTGTTGGCTCAAGCCACCCTCAACACGGCGGCATTCCCGTTCCGTTGCGTTGGTGTTGTGAAAGACACGGCAGTTGCTCTTGGTCAGGCTACTTGGTCTACTGGTACGACGACTCTTACGGTCAGCGCACTGCCAAGCGCATTGCCAATCGGCACAGACGTTGCATTCATTGCAGCTAACGGCCAGACCGTTCAGACGGGTTCTTTTGTTTCGACCGCCGCCAGCGCAGGTGCTACCTCGGTTGTTATCAACGCCCAGTACGGTGTTGTTGGTGCCGGTGGTTCGGCTGCAACCGGTACGGCAATCCCCGCTTCGTCGGTGATGGTCTTTACTCAGTACCCAGAAATCCTCGTGAAGCTGAACTTCAGCAATCATGAGTATTACTACGCTACCCCGTACTAAGGAGTCATTTAAATGGCTATCTCACGCGCCCAACTACTTAAAGAACTCCTTCCGGGGCTTAACGCTCTGTTTGGTTTGGAATATGCCCGCTACGGTGAAGAGCATAAGGAAATCTACGAAACGGAAACTTCCGAGCGTTCGTTTGAAGAAGAGACCAAGCTCTCTGGCTTCAGCGCAGCGCCTGTGAAGGCTGAAGGCTCTGCGATTGCTTATGACAACGCGCAAGAGGCATGGACCGCTCGCTACAACCACGAAACCATCGCTCTTGGATTCTCGCTGACCGAAGAGGCCATCGAGGACAACCTGTACGACAGTCTGTCTGCTCGTTACACCAAGGGTCTGGCTCGTGCAATGGCTTACACCAAACAGGTGAAAGCTGCTGCTGTTCTGAACAACGGCTTCTCGTCTGCCTTCACTGGCGGCGACGGCGTTGCTCTGTTCAGCACGGCTCACCCGTTGGTTAACGGTGGTACGAACGCAAACACGCCTTCGACCCAAGCTGACTTGAATGAAACCTCGTTGGAAAACTCGGTTATTCAAATCGCTGCTTGGACGGATGAGCGTGGTCTGCTGATTGCTGCCAAACCTAAGAAGCTCATCATCCCGCCAGCATTGATGTTTGTTGCTACGCGCCTTCTGGAGACTGAACTCCGCGTTGGCACGAATAACAACGACATTAACGCGCTCAAGAATAACGGTTCTATCCCTGAAGGGTATACCGTTAACCACTTCTTGACCGATAACAATGCTTGGTTCCTGACGACTGACGTTCCTAACGGTATGAAACACTTTGTCCGCGTCCCGCTGCAAAACAGCATGGACGGTGACTTTGATACCGGTAACGTTCGTTACAAGTCACGCGAGCGTTATTCGTTTGGCTTTTCTGACCCGCTTGGAATGTTCGGTTCTTCCGGTTCGTTCTAATGAAAAGGGGGGGTTTACATCCCCCCTTTTTCATGTATACTGTTTTTATTCTAGGTACCGCCCCTACTGGACTGGCCTAGCAGACGATGCAACGATTGGTAGGGGAACTCTTGCATGAGGTCTTAAATGGCACGTTCGACTTTTGAAGGTCCGATTCTTTCGGGCAACCAACGCTTTGCGCCTTTCCGCAACGTTGGATACACTGACCTAGTTCAGTATTGCGATATTGACCTTACAAACTCAACTGCAAATACCCCGCTATATGGTGGTGCTTCCGGTCAGTTTGTTAACGGCAACGCAATCCCTAACGTTAACGCAACGGTTTATACGCCGTCTGCTACGGTTTACCCTGCGGTTGCTCAGACCATTCCAGCAGATACTGCCACCAACATCTATCGTGGTGTTGTGATGTATCTGCCTTATGGCAGCAGCTTGAATGACGTATTTGTTGACGTTGGTGTTGTTCCTTCAACATCCGGTGGTTCTTCTACGATTACCACCTCAACCGTTTACGTTAGTAATAACTACACGGTTGCGGCAGCAACTCCTAACTACTTCTCTACTGGTTCAATCACTGCGGTTGGTCGTCAGTCACTCTCCACGTTTACCGCAGCACAGATTACGAACCAATCTGGTACGTCTGGTGATATCACCAACCCACCTGCACCGGGACAGGGTTCTGACCCATATAGCTCGCTAGTGTCACAAGTTGTGTTCACAGTGGCTATTGTTGGTACTAACCTAACTTCGATTGCAACTTCAACAGTTGCCGGTGCCGCGATTAGTAACACGACTGGAACCTTTACCTGTACTTCCAACGCTTATTTGGCGGTTGGTCAAAAGCTAACCATCAGTGGGACGTTTGGTGGTACGGGTAGCATCACTGGATACACTGACCCAACGACCTATTTGGTTTCGGCTGTTTCGGGCGGTGCTGGTACTGTTACGGGCTTTACCCTGACCACGTTGGCTGGTGTAGCACTGACCACGACCGCTGGTACGCCAACCGGTCTGACGTACACAATTGCTAATCCTCTGAGTGGACGTTTTTACTTTACTTGCCGTTACACGCAGTTGGATGGCAATATTGGTAATACGACCACATATCCGTATGGCAACTTCGATTAAGTAGCCA